ATGCCGGATATTCTTCAACACCAAACTTTTTCCAATTGGACCAATCAGATGAATAAAAATATTTATCAACCTCATCAGTTTCCATATTAACTTTGGCACATCTTACTCTTGAAAAATCAAGGTGATAGATTTCAGCAATTGATGCTTTATCTCTTGTCCAAATTACATTTAATGCATACCCACCAAATAATACAAGGTCCAATGCACATTTTGCAAGCACCTCGGTTACATTTTCTTTCTTATTGATTAGGTTAACTGCGGCCATTGGATTATTCTCCGATACCAAACCATCACCTAATATTTGTTCTTTCTTGCTCGTAATGATTGCCTTATGTATTGCACAGTTTTGATATCTGCTTAATAGATAATTTGGCATCATATTATTTTCACCATAACTAACCCAAGGTTGTCTGTTGTTAAATATCTCACTAAACACCGGTAAAAAAGGTTCCTGTGAAAATGTCTGTTTGCTTAAGGCGTATTTTGGTTTTGCTTTTTCTTCGCTCATATTATTCGATATATATATAGTTTTCATTATCTTCATTCGTTGAAATGTATTCAATGAATGATGGCAATTCTTGTGTTCCAAGTAATCTTGCCATACCGGTATAAACCAAAGTGGTTACATTGCCGTATATTTTTAGTTCGTATTGTCCTGCGTAATTTAAATCATCTGTTGTAAAATCTAATACAATTTCACAGTACCTATCATTCTCGCCAAATTGAGCATTGTTAGATGTACTGATGGTATAGTTCTTTACCTCTTGCGATAGAACGTGTCTAAAGTTTAATGTATATCCTGTAAAATCGGTACGTGAATTATTATTGATATTTAGTACCAATTCATTAATCTGTCCTTTTTCTAATAAAATCATAGTGATATGTATATAAGTAAATATAATTTTTTTCAAATTGAATTCATATATATAAAAAAAGGTGAACATTTATGTCCACCCTTTTAACCTATATAGATATTAAACCTTTCAACGGGTTTAGATTATCCGTTAATAGTAGCACCTGCGAATACAGTTGCTAAAGCTCCATCAATAACTCTACTCGGCTCCGCTTCTTGTGCCGTGAATGTGTATGAGAAACCATTTTTATCTCCCAATGCAAGACCTGTAGAAGCGTTTCCACCGCTAAGGTATGAGAAGTTTACTTGACCCATTAGATACTGAGTATCGTTTTGGTCAATAATAATTATTTGAAGGTTGTCGTTTTGGCTTAAAAGTTTTAATTGATTCCTTTTTTCGGTATCGTATTTGTAAAAAGAAGCTTCTAACACTTGCTCGAAATAAATTGTACCATTCTCGTAAGATTTGGTGATATTCTGAGTATAAGATGAAGTTCCTCTTTTTAATTCAAAACCATATAGAGTAGTTCCAGTAGTTGAAGTTGCACCTGTGATTGCACCATCGGCATCATAAGTATAACCTGTAATCATACCGGGGCCGCCCGCTATATAGAGCTTTTTCGCTCCGCCTATCGAATCTGAACAACCTAACGCCTGACCACTTGTGATATAACAAGACATATATTTTTATATTTTAATTTTCTAATTTATTATTTTTTGAAAGGGACTTTCACCCTCTCTGTTTTTATTTGTGTTTATATTATGATAAACCGTTTGTTGCAAAATATGCAGTTGAACCAAACTTAGCAACTTGAGCGCCATAGTTATAGTTACCACGGATACGAACCTCATCATTATCACGTGACCACCAAATATCTAATTTCTCGTGGTCTGACAATAAGTCAAATCCTACGATTGTGTATTCTTTTGGACCGATAGTGATTTTGTTTGAACTGTTCAAACCGATTGTTGGAACTACCTTAACGTTTGTGTTAGGGTGAATAGCTTCCATATTACCGGTAATACTTGTACCGCCTATGTAATTGGTAAAGAAGTTATTTCTCGTAAGGGCCTGTACGTATAGGCGGAAGTAAGCATATGACATAAATACAACTAAGTCTTCACGAGCCATTGCGTTATCATCTAAAGCGTTGATAATTAAGTCAACCTCAGTGATAGGGTTACCTGATACACCGTAAGCTGCTGATGCTGAGAATGCAGTACCTGCAGATACTCCAACACCTGTTTGACCTGAAGCGATTAAGGTTTTGAAACCATCGAAACAGTCACCACCTGCTGTAGTAGCTTGCCATAATTTTTGCTCAATTCTTTGTTGAATCTGCTTAACCTTCAAATCGGCGATAACCTGCTCGAAAGGAACTGATTCTTCAGTTTGACCTGGTGTTAATAACATTGACTGGTACGTTGAGTACAACGAGTCCGGGCAAAGCGATTCATTAATCCTCTCTGGGCAAACTGTAATGTTTCTTTGAGTTAAAGTTGTTGTACCTGATGCTGACCATCCGCAGGCTCCCGCTTGGAATGCCGGTGTAGAGTCTACCAAGTTCAAAGTTTGAGTACCTTTAATACCTAACTTCACGTTTGCATAAGTAGGAGTTGTTGCTCCAATTAATGCTTTAGCCATAAGCTCTTGTGATGACTGGTCAGTAAAACCAGTGATACTTGAAACTACATAGGCAAAATCTTCTTTTGAATATTTTTTCATTTTTTTAAATTTGTTAATTTTTTATTTATTTTTTAATGCCATAATGGCTTTAATTTTAAATTCTTCGGAATTCAATCTATCTTCCACTGCTGAAAAATCTGTCTTTCCTGATTTAATTGGCTTTGCTGCCGGTTCTTTCTTGAACGCCTCAAATTCACTTTGCATTGAACTAACTTTAGATTCGATGCTACCCATCTTCTCTTCCATCTTCTTCAACATATTTTTCATCATATCGTACAATTCAATTTCAATGTTCTTTGCAGTATCTTCAGCATTTGCTGCAGCTACTTCATCAGCATTTTTAATTTCGTCTGCAACAACTTGTGCGTCAGCCATTTGTTGATTATTAGCTGTATCACCTTCAGATGGATTCATTGGTTCTGCAACCTCATCGATTTGTTCAATAACACCACCAACAGTTCTAACCTTGGTTCCGTCTTCTAATTCGTGCGTTCCATCTGGTGCAGGTATTTCTCCTTCAGCAGTTTTTACAACTACCTTAGCTCCTTGTACTAATGAATCACCTTCTACTTTAATTTCAGTACCATCGATTAATTTAGCATCAATGAATAATTCTCTTACTGATGTAATTACACCGCTCTCAACTGAAACCTCAAAGTTTTCCTTTAATTTGAATGTACCATCCTCAAGTGTAACTTGATTGAACTCTTCATTTATTTTCATAATCGTATTTCCTACCTCAAGTTTAGATACTTGAACAATAGTTTTGTTTTCATCAAGAATACCAAAAGATTGATACTCCTTTTCTTCAGATAAAAATCCAAACTCTTTCATAAGAGATTTAATTTTATCGACAGCTATTTTAGAGTTTGACATATTGTATTTTGTTTTCTAATATTATATATAAATTATTTTAGTTATTACCAGTTTGTTTTAGTATTTCTTCTAACTTAAACAAGAACATTTCTTCTTTGTTAAATTTGGCTACCTCTTCAAAGTATCCACTAACGGAGAATCCATTCAATTCACCGGCTTTAATCTTCTGCCATACCTTTTCACCATTTGGTGTTTTTGGTATTTTCATTGCAACCATCCAAGAACCAATAGGTACTTCAAAACCATACTTTCTTGATTTGTCATATTTCTCATCTTCAACAATCCAACTCTCGGTAACATAGATATCTTGAACTGCTTTACCATCGTGTTCCGTATCGTTGTTGCGTGTATATTGATTTTTCATATACTTGTCCGCAATCATTTTAATTGTATCAGGAGAGAAGAATACGTAATACGGTTCACCGGTAATTTTATCTTTACGTATAATCTTTTGATTTGGCAGCATTGCAACACCTAAAACAATTCTTTTTTCTTCATCGGTTGCAGCAAACTTCTGCTTGGACATATTATTTCTAATACTTTCTAATTTATTTGATGCCCATTCAATGCCTGATGTACCACCCCAAGCATCCCACATAAGACCACCACATCCTTCTGAATATGGTACATCTTTATTCTGTGCGTGTCTCGCAAATGATGCCATCCTTGATATTGTTTCTTCTGAAATGGGTTCACCCTTGGCAAGTTGGTTTGCACGTTGTTTTCCCACGTCAGTTCCACAACTACCCCAACCATTCTTTTCAGCCCAATCTAATGCTCTTTTCGCATTGTTCTTAGCTCCCTCCGGATAGTCAGAATAGCTTTCAAAACTTTCCGTTTTACCCGTTGGTAATTCATCCTTATAAGCAGGTAAAGTAGAAACGTCATAGTCAAATTGGATTGCTTCGATAAGTGGTGCGTTCTTTTTAATTGCCGCAATCTCATC